GTTTTTGAAATTTATAATGTTTTCTTTTATTAATTCTATATTACTGTCAATTTCAGAAAAAATATGATCATTGTTTTCCATGGCGATTTATGATAATACTTGGTATTTTTTATCAGTCAAGTTGGAATGAGTAATTCTGAAGTGAGTAATATACACGTTGTTGTTCCGCTGTGATGGATTCAGGCTTGGGACAATGATTGGGTTTTGGGGGACACATGTTTTTGAAGTTTCAGAGCGGACAAATAGCCCGTTGCTGGACGGCATGAGGCTTGATTCCAGTCTGGAAGTGGAACAGCAGGAATCCACGGAAGCCCAAAATCCTCTTGATGTGAAAGGAGGCGACCAGCCGCAGAGTTTCGTCGTGTCGACCATGAGCAGCATTCATGCCGGTGGTTTGCCTCCGATTACGGAGTATAATTCATGGGTACGTGACCTTGGAAAGTCCATGCCATTTATCCTTGGAAACAGGATTTACGGTCCTGTCCGGTCTATCCTCATGAAGGTGGATATTACTAATTGCGTATTTGGACCAACGGGTGAAATGATGTCCTGTGATTTATCTTTGGAGTTTATGGAGGACAAGCCCCTTTCCGTAACCGGGAAAGACGTCAAGGAACGCAGGAAAGGCCCCTCCAAGGGGGAAAAGAAGGCCAAAAAAGGAAGTATGTCTTTCGCTTTTACAGATGCGGACAGAGCTGAGGCGAAGAAATTACAGAAGGAGGCCGGAATTAAATGAAAAGTTCAGGAAATGGATTGCCTCAACTTTGCCTTGTCAACCTGTTCAGGATGACGCGTGGAGAAGTGCGATTTGATGTATTGCGCGGCATGGACAGTTCCATCACGGACAAACCAGAGACGGCCGCTCGTCCGTTGCTGATTGCGGAAGGGTACTGGCTGGCCGCCCAGTATGAACCTCGGATATCGTTCAACGGAATTGATGTGGACGGTATGCCCGAATTGGGGAATTACGATTTAACGGCAAACGGAACCATCTAACAATATGCAGGAGGAACCCATCAATTTTACCGATATCGACGCTGGGAATCTCAAAGATAACCTGTTGGCACAGATGGAAAATGCCACGGGTGAATTGCTTTATCCCGGAGACGAACGGAGGATTTTTGCGGAGGGTATGGCATATGCTCTTTCTGTCCTGGTATCCAGTATGAACGAAGCCTGCAAGTCACGCCTGTTGACCTATGCTAGGGGTAAGGTTTTGGATGCGCTCGGTGAACGTGTCGGGTGCAGCCGATTATCTCCAACGCCGGCCAGAACCATTCTCAAGTTTTCGCTGGCTGCTGAAAGAACGGTGCCGACGATTATCCCAGCGGGAACACGATGCACAGCAGATAACACGATATATTTTGCCACAGATTCAGCGGCCATGATACCTACCGGAGCTATGACCGTGGAAGTGGCGGCCACCGCTACGGAGGGAGGGATAAAGACAAACGGCATACCTGCAGGGGGAGTTCAGACGTTTGCTGATGATGTACCGTTTGTGGCCGGGGTTGTCAACATTGCAGAGAGCGCAGGAGGGGATGACGGGGAGCCTTACCCGTCTGCCATTGATCCGGTAAATGGGGATGATGGAACCGGTGATAACCATTACCGGGAACGTATCAGGCTGGCGCCATCAGGATTCACGACAGCAGGCACAGCCGGAGCTTATTCTTATTTTGCCAAGTCAGCGAGTGCCAATGTGGCTGACGTGAAAGTGATTTCCGAGCAGGAGGCCGGAACCGTGTTGCTTGTCATTTGTGAAGCCCATGGAGCAGATCCCTCAGAAGCCACTCTTCAAGAGGTCTTCACCGCCGTGACTGCCGATGATGTCAAGCCGCTGGGAGACAAGGTGAGCGTATCAGGACCTTCCCCCATCGAATATGGCATCGAACTGACTTATTACTGTTCCAAGGCTGAGGAATCGGAAACTGTTCAGGCCATTGAAGGGGCAGGGGGGGCCATTGAACAATACCGCGAATGGCAGAATAGCGTGATAGGGCGCGATATCAACCCGGACCGGTTGAGAGCCTACCTGCTGGATACCTGTATTCGTGTGGATGTGAAAGCTCCTGTTTTCACGTCCGTTTCCGATTTGCAGATTCCCCGCTGGAATGGACGAATCAATGTGTCCCATGTAACCATTGAAGAATGAACCTGGAAGACATAGATATCAAGAAACTCCTTCCCCTGTTCATGCGAGCGGGAGAGGATAATTGCGCTCTGGCTGATGGATTGTCCGAAGTGTTGCAGCCGCTTGCTCAGCAAGTCAAAAGGCTTTCCACCTGGGACCAGTTAGGCATGCTGGGGAACGCTGAACTTGACGCTCTGGCGGCCGAGCTGAATATCTTCTGGTACAATTCCGATTACTCCCTTGAGCAAAAACGAGCCACGATTCTCAATTCCGACAAAATTTACATGAAGCTCGGAACCGTAGGGGCCGTGGCTGATGTGGTGAATGATATCTTCGGAGGGGCGCGCGTTGAAGAATGGTTCAATTACGGCGGCCAGCCCCATTATTTCCGCATTATTGTAGATAATCCAAGCTCCATGTCCAAAGAGAATGAAGCGAAGTTTTTGCAGATCCTTGAGCGTGTGAAACGAAAATCCCAATGGCTGGAAAAGGTAGTCAATGAGATTTTGGCGGGCATCCCGATGTATATTGGGGCAACCGTGGCCATCCATAAATCATTGAGCGTGCGGGTAGACGTATGGCAGGAACACACGCCGGACATTGGAATCAATGCAGGATTGGCTTTTTCTACACGTCAAGCCGGTTCCGAATCTCCTAAAATTTATATTAAGTAAATTATTATCAAAATATTATGGCATCTTTTCAGAATATGGTAATCACCACCGCAGGGTTAGAATTGCTTCAAGATTTGATCCTTGAAGGCGGGACGCCATTGACTTTTTCCGGAGTAGGCGTTGGAGATGGTTTGTTGGAGGATTCCGATATAACGGCCAAGACTTCCCTTGTCCACGAAGTTCACCGTCTTCCCATTGAAAAAATCGAAAAACAGGAAGGAGGGCATATAAGGGTTTTTGCGCGGTTGGCTACCGACATTATTACCACCGATTTCTATCATAGGGAATTGGGGGTATTTACTAGGTACGGCGAGCAAGAGATTTTATTTGCATATGGGAATGCTGGGGATGATTACGATTTTATTCCGGCGACGGGAAACAATGCCTCTATTTGTAAAACCATTGTGACGGAATTCACGGTAGGGAGTATGAAAGCTGTTTTCCTTCCTCTGGATTCAAAAGATTTTGTTACTCACGAGGCGATGAATGCTCAAGTTGAGGAAGTAATCACCCGAGAAACGAGGAAAGTTCTCAAGGCTATCCCGCAAGTGGATGCCGCGGGCAATATGACGCTGGCCGGAGGTCTTACGGCGGCGGGGGCTATTAACGCCAACGGCGGCGTCAACATCCCGCTGGCTGTGGGCGCGCCGACGGATACGTCAGCGGTCAATCGCCTGCATGCCGCAGGCTTGGCCGGAGTGACGGACATTTTTTCCCAGCACGCCTACCTCAACACGGGCAGCATTACGGCGACAGGGACGGCGGCAACTACCGCTTTCATTCCCGGCCAGTATGCGCAGGTTAGAGTGCCTGCCGGGACTCACAGCACGATTGTCTTTCCCTTCACAGGGCCTAACGGTCAACATAATTATTCCAACTTTGCGGGATTCTCCATTCCGTGGCGCATACTCGGCGCAGGCAAAATTACCATAGGCATCGGACGAGGCAGCAAAACGACAAGATCTGATTTAACGCTGGATTCTTACAGCGTCATCCCCGGTAACAATCTGGCCCACAACAGCGGCGAAATTCTGGACATTACCTTTGATAATATCAGAGACACACAGCGCAACGGCTATACGGTGCGAGTGCGTGAGATTTACGCGCTGACAGCCGCAGATGGCTGGAAAGTGAAAACCACAACCAGCTTTATTCCGGCCTCCCATAACGAGCCTATACCTTCAATCGTTAATAAAATTATCTATCATCAACGAACCCAGTACAAATTCGAGAGCGAATATATTTCGTACGGCAGCCTCTATTTGCTGACGGGCGGAGGGCAGACGGTGCAGCTGCATAAAATTGCGGCGGTGCGCGGCGTTAATGCCTTTGAAACGGGCGTAGGGATTAGTTCGATAGTTACTGATTTGCCGGGGAACGCGAGCGGGGATGTGTACATGCAGGTGGGGTCTGCGGTGCGCACCCTCTACCAGCCCGGCAACATCAATCCCGTTTATTACGCGCTGGAAGCATTGGCAAGAAACGATATTGAATCCGAAGAAACGGCGGATTTTGTGGACATTAACATACCTCTCTAATGATGAACGACGCAGAAATACAAATTCAGTTTCCGAAGCCTGGAACATGGCAGGAATTCACTCTGACAGCTGTCTATCAGGACGCGGAAGGGTACACCCGCATAGACCGCTATACGCAGGACGAAATTCCAGCGGATCAGGCCCTGGCCATGCAGGCGGTAGTGTCCGCTCTGGTTGAACTGGCGGAACCGTGGCAGGCGGTGCAGGTGTGGGCGCGGTTAGGTATTACTATGACGTATGATGTAGCGAATGATCGTAGCGAATACGTTTTTGCCGTGGAACTGACCGTTGAGGCCGTCAATCCGCAGGGCGGGCGCAGGGTGTTCACTTCCCGTGATTACCCGGAGTTCGTCATTACCGATCCCGCCGCCGTGGAGTTTTTCAATTACTTCACTACCTCTACCAATAACAACATAATCATATGACTACTAATAATCAATGCAATCATGCCGAGGCTATCGCCAGAGAAATGCACATGTACTATGCAGCCCAGGCACACAATGAGTCCAACACTCCAATCCCTCACTGGGCAGACCTGACGGAAAACGAACAACAAGGATGGATTGCCGTAGCAAATACTGCCCTCCCGATCATCGGTAAGCATGCGCTGGAAGATGTTCGGGCCTATCTCGGCCTCAAGGCTTCCGGCGCGTCCACTTGGTGGAAAAAGGTTCTGCTGGGCTTGGCCTACGCCGCTGTTGGTGCTCTTGGTTTTTCCCTGTTCCAGGGCTGCGGCCATTCCGTGGACGTGACGCCGGAAAAGACGGTGGTATGCAAAGACGGCTCCTGCCTAGTGCTGGAACCGGGGCATATCTCCTACAGTCAGGCCCAGCCGGAAACGGATGTTCCGCCCATCGTGCAAACCATCAAGAAATAAGGCCATGTGTAAGCTCTCCGAAGTACCGGCACGTTTCCTGGATTTTGCCAAGGCTTCCCCCGTGTTTGCCTGCGTCCTGATGTCGCTGACGATATGCGGCGGGGCATGCTGGTACATCGGGGAGGTGGTCAGCCACCACAATGACCGCCTTTGTGATCTGATGACCATGCAGACGCAGGCCCAGGTGGAGACGGCCAAGGCGATTCAACTGCTTGCCGTGCGCATCGAAAACATAGAAAGGAAGCTGGAAAAGTGAATGAAGAACAATTCTTTCTGTCGTTAGCGGCCATTTTATCAGCAACAGTTTTGGGATTTACCCTCATGTGTATAGGGGAACCTGGATATGGTATCGGGGTATGGCTCACTGCACTGGCCATTCTCTTGTACTTTTCTCGGTGCGGACGATAACACCAACTGTAAAGTTTTTCTTACAAGTTCCCTTTATCTCATAGCCAATAGTTTATAACTTAATTAACCATGCCGGAACGATACCTTTATTTACTCGTCATTGAAACTCCCGGACGCAAGCAGGAGATGCACATGCTGCACAGCAGGAAGCAGCGTACAGCCTACAAAGCCCAACACGCGGAATGGCATCTCAACAGCACCTACGTGGAGTATGACTTGCCGGAACATCTTATTAACCAATACCTGAACAAATGAATATCGCTTTAGACATCGGACACGCCAAAGGAACCGGAGCTCGTGGAAACGGGCTGGAAGAGCACGACGTGGCATGTGTGATAGCACGCCATCTTTTTGCGCAGTTGAAGGATATGGGACATACCGTCCATGTTCTTGACTTTCCGGACAAAGGCAATACGGAAGACCTGAACGCCACCATCAAGGTTGCCAATGCGGACGGATACGACTTCGGTATTTCCCTGCATTGCGATTGCGCCCATGACAGACAGAATGCCTGTGGCGCTCATGTATGCTTTTATCCTGGATCTGTTCAGGGAAGCCGCCTGGCCGCCTGTATCGCCGAGCCTCTGGCAGACCTTCTGCCGGGACGAGCCAATACGATTCAAGCCCGGCCGGGGCTGGCCATCCTCAAGCAGACTCGTATGCCATGGGTATTGTGCGAATGCGGGTTTATCAGTAACGCCGGGGATGCGGATATCATGAAGCATCATCCGGAGAGCATTGCCAACGCGATTGCCGAGGGCGTCCGGGATTTTACGGCGCAGGAGCTTGTTTAGTTGTTTTCCATTAGTTGTTATGGGATCTATTTTCAAACCTAAAGTGACACAGGCTCCGGCTCCGCCGGTAGTAGAAGAGCCGCTGAATCCGACGGCTACGGAGAAGTCTGTTTCCGATGCTTCGGAGGATGTTCAGACCAAAAGTAAGCGCAGGTTGAAGCTGTCCGATACGGTGAATAATCCGAATCTGTCCGGCGGTTTGTCCACGTTGCGCAAAACCCTGGGATAGCAGCCATGGAGGTACGCGATTACATTTCCCTGGCAGATAATCTGCGCACGGAACGCGCCGCTTTTGAAGGCGGCTGGGATGAAATGCGCCGTATTATCATGCCCAGGGCTACGGGCAACGCTTATCCCGACCGCGTACCTGATCACAGCGGTGGATTGGAGCATAGCGACGTCGCCAATAACAGCCTGAAGAAGCTGGCATCCGCCCATTTGACTTATATTACGCCTTTGGACAGGCGCTGGTTTACCTTGCGCCCGGTAGGTTTTAATAAGGATGGGAATCAGGCTTTGAATGATTGGTACAGCAAGGTTACGGAGGTGATGGAGCGGGAACTTGCCGTTTCCAATTTTTATTCAGTGATTCATGAGGTTTACCTTGATCGCTGCCTGACGGGAACCGGCTGCATGTTTGCCGAGATGAATATTAACAGGCAGCTGATTTTCCGGCACATTCCCACGGGAACTTACGCTATCGCGGAGTCGGAGTCAGGGGATGTTGATACGCTGGTGCGCTGGTTCCGGCTGACGGCTCACCAGGCGGCGCAGAAGTGGAAGGAGGAGGCTCTGGGCCCAAAAGTGCGGAGAGCGCTCAAGGATGCCAGGAGACGCTATACGGATTCTTTCGAGTTTGTGCAATGCGTCCTGCCTAACCCGCAGGGCAAGCTGTTGTCCGACCATGTGCCGCCTGGCAAGAGAGCGTGGAAGGACGTCATTATTTCGTTGGACGATAAGAAGATTGTGTTTGAGAGCGGTTTTTTCGAATTTCCGTTTCTGGTGACGCGCTTTCTGCGCTGGGGAGACAGCCCCTACGGGGTGGGACCGGCATGGTTCGCGCGGCGCACGATCCGCATGGCTATCGACATGGAGAAGATTCTTTACACGCTGGGACAGACAAAGGCTTATCCGAGGCTTTTCCTGCTGGCAGAGCAGTATGGGGAGGTGGATTTGCGCGCCGGAGGCAGGACCGTCATTTCTCCGGAAGCGGCGGAACTTGGCTTGCCGCGCGAATGGGGCACACAAGGGGAGTATGATATCGGGCTGGAATACCTGCGGGGCCTGTACGCCAAGATTGAAGAGGCTTTTTACGTTCCCATGCTGGAAACCGTTTCCCGCATCGACCGCCAGATGACGGCTACGGAGGTGGCGGCCCGGGAAGCCGAGAAGGTGCTTGGGTTTACGCCTTCTTTTACGTTGTTTGTGAGCGATTTCAGGATGATGTGCCAGCGTATTATGGCCCTGTTGTATCGCGCCGGGAAGCTTCCGGAGCCGGTTCAGGGCGTGTTTGAGGTCAACCGGCGGGGCGCTCCTACACGCCTGGCCGTCCCCCAGGTTCAGTTCATGGGCAAGATTGCCCAGGCGATTGCACGTACACAGACGGACGGCTTGATGACGGCTCTTGAGTCTATCGGCACTTTGTCGCAGATGACCGGCCGACCGGAGCTGCTGGATATTGTGAATCTCAATAAGGCCGGGGAATTGATTTACGATTCCAAGGGCGCCCCGATGGAGTGCAAGGCGACAGAGGATGAGGTGAAGGAGAAGGAGACTGAAAGGAAGAATCAGCAGGAAGCGGCCATACAGGCAGCCATTGCCGAACAGTCCTCCGTGGCTAACAGGAATAATGCCCAGGCCCAGCAGGCTTTACAAACGACATGAAGACGGACCCCACCAATAAGTACGAACAGTACATGAAGCGCCGCAGAAGGATTTTCCGGGAAGCATTCAGGAATCCGGAAGTCCTGGAGGAGCTGAAGAGACATTTCCAGACCGATCTTCCCTGTTTCCAGGGGAAGGCCGGTTCTTACGACCCCCTTGACGCTATGCGTCGAGACGCCTACCGCGAGGTGGTTTTGTTCATCGAAGCGGTCATGGGCAATCATTACGAACCAGAAGAAGAGATATAGAAGAAGTACCATGATTTTATTTAAGTTGTACCATAACCGGTTTCTTTTTGAAGAGGCTCCGGAGAATGGAGGTGGTGGCGGAGGAGGTTCCGCCGCCCCTTCCGCTTCCGGACGTCCCAGCCTGGCTAATCCTGCACCGGAGCCGACTCCGGCGGATGATGAGCAGCCGGATCCTCCTCCCCCATCGGATCCGGGTTCTCCGCAGGGAGATCCGCCTTCCCAGGGGGATTACGTGTTGACGTTCGATGATACGTTTTCTGGAGACGAGACGCTGCAGCAGTTGCTGACCGAGACCGGCAAGGCCCACGGGCTTCCTGTCGAGGGGCTTTCCGCGTTTATCAAGGATATGGATGCGCGTCTGGCGGCCAAAGCGACCGAACAGAAGCAGGCGCAGGATGCCGCCATGGAAGAGGCCTGGAGACAGCTGGATGGAGAGTGGGGCCGGGACAGCGACGCACGCCAGATGCGCGCCGTTCAAATGGCCGGGAGGTTGTGCCGCATGGCCGGTATCGACCAGAGCGTGTTTAATGAGATGGGCATTGCCGATCATCCGGCCATGTACAGGATTCTGGATGCAGTAGGCCGGATTCTGGACGAGCCGGCTCTTCCGGCGCCTCCCGGACGGCAGGAACAGCAGGCCCGCGGCGAAGCCCGGCGCATGATGCACGATCCGGAACACCCGGATTATTCGGCATTCCACGATTGCGACCATCCGCGTTTTGCCGAGGTGAGGGCCAAGTATATGCGACTGATGGGTGCGTAAGCAGATATTGCTTTTCCAGCAAGCCCTGTTTCCTTTTTGGGAGCAGGGCTTTTTTAAGGAAGAAGTTCCGGTAGGGATTCCGCAGCGGAGCGCAGCTGATCCACGGAGGGGCGGATGTACACGCTATGCACGGCGGAAGAGTCATGCCCCACCAGCTCCATGGCCAGCCCCTGCGATACGCCTGATGCCTGCAACAACGTGGCCGCCGTGGCCCGAATGCTGTGGAAGGACTTGCTGTTCATCCTCCTTCTGCGGCCGCCGGCCGCTCCATGCACCACGCCGATGCCATGGGTGCGCAACAGGAGGCCGAATTGATAGGACGCGCCATCCCCCAGGGCCAGCAGGGGCGCGTGAAGTAGTTCATCCGCCGGTTCCCCCGCTTCCTTCCAGCGGGCAAGCGCCCATTGGTAAAAGCCTTCTCTCATGGGCTGGTCCATCCAGCGCCCCGTTTTGCCCGTGTCAAAGCGCACGATGCGGCGTTCCCAGTCAAACTGATTCCAGTTGAGGCGCAGAATATCCCCCAGCCGCTGGCCGTAGGTTTCAAACGAGCAGCGGACCGCGGAACTCCACAGGGGCGGGAAATGCTCAATCATGTAGCGGATCTCGTCGAGTGTGAAGGCTTCCTTGTGCAGCTTTTCCCCGGCACGGTCCGGGGGAATGGAAACGCCGGCGCACGGATTGCGGTCAATTACTTCTGAATCCACGGCATCCGCGAATGCCTGGGAAAGAACGGACATATCCTTGTACACAGTCTTTTGCCGAACCAGTTCGCGGCGAGCCGCCACAAAGCCTTTGATGTCCGCCTTGGTGATCAGACGAAGCGGGGCGTTCGCCCGCGCTCCCAGATACTCGTAAAAATGCTTGCAGGCGGTTCTGGCATTGTAGGCCGTCTGTTCGGAGACAAGAGCCGCCTTGCGCCCAACAAATCCGTCACACCAGGCACGCACGGAAACATTGTTGTGCGCCTGGTATTCTTCCGCTTCCGCGCAGGCTATCTGCACGCCCCGCTGGTAGGCGATACGTTCCGCCAGTTTGGCCGTGATCCGGTCTCCTTCAAATTCTCCGCCATTCACAGGAACTTTCGTGGAACGGCGCTTCATCTTGCCGTCCGGCCCCTGAAATGTCACCATCCAGTAGGGCGAGGATTTTTCCTTGTTGATGGACAGACGCCCCTTGTAAAAAGGTTTGCTCAT